CTCGACAAAAGAGAACTTCTCGCACATGAGGTTTTTAATAAAAAATTATAAGGCTCAAAAGCGCAAATTTGCGGAGGCGGGAATATCCCGATAATGATATGAAAGGAAAATTAATAGTAATAGAGGGGCTTGACGGAAGCGGAAAAGCTACTCAGGCTCAGAAATTATATGAGACATTAAAGGCGGATAACAGAAAGGTAATGAAAGTTTCTTTTCCCGATTATGAAAGCAATTCCTCGGCACTTGTGAAAATGTATCTCGGTGGAGAGTTCGGAACTGACCCCGATTCTGTCAACCCCTATGCGGCATCGAGTTTCTATGCCGTTGACAGATTCGCAAGCTATGCAAAAAACTGGAAGAAATTTTATCTCGGCGGCGGTATCGTTATCGCAGACAGATATACAACTTCAAATGCCATTCATCAGTGTGCAAAACTACCGCAGGAAAAATGGAAAGATTTCATAGAATGGCTTTTCAGCTACGAATATGAATTCCTCGGGATCCCTGTACCCTGCTGTACCGTGTATCTGCGTGTTGACCCGAAAATAAGTCAGGAACTCCTGAATATACGCTATAACGGCAGTCAGGATAAAAAGGATATCCATGAGGCAGATGTCGGATATCTCAGACGTTCAAGACAGGCAGCGGATTTCTGTGCGGAAAATCTCGGCTGGAATACTGTTGAATGTATAAGGGACGGAAAACTGCGCTCTGTTGAGGATATATCCTGCAATATCAATAAACTGATTGAATCTGTAATAAAATAATAATTTGACGATTTTAAATAGAGGTGAGAACATGGACGTTAAAAAAGTTATCGAAAAGGCTGAGGCTCTGAGAGAATCCTTTGTCAGTCAACTTGAAAGGCATGGCGCAGATATTGACCTTTTTGTGTATCTGATTGACGACTACATTTCACTTTTTGAAATCTCAGAAAACCTTAAAGCCGATATTGCCGAACAGGGCGAAATCCTGAAAGAAAAAAATTCCGCAGGCTGTGAAGTCAGGAAAATTAACCCTGCAATAAAGGAACTGCGTGACACAAACAAGTCAATGTTAGCTATCCTGAAACAGCTTGATTTATCTATAAGTAATGTTATTCTGGAGGACGATGATGAACTTTAAGTTTAATTCAGAATTATGGATAGAGGTGGAATTTTATGAATTTTATAAGGCGCAAAGATACGCTTATTAATCTTGACAAAGTTATTTTTATCCATTTGATTCAGTGCGAGGGCGATGCTGATATTGAATTTGTGTATGAAATTGATAATTACGGCAACCCCACAAAAACAGCATTTATTCATTATGATAATTTGCAGGCGGCAAAGGAAGCATTTGAAAATTTACATGACTTCATTAAGTTTAGTGATTTAAATTTAGGTTCGGTAAGGTGATGAAATGAAAAATAAAAGTAAACTGCCGTGAAATCACGGATTATATAAATCTTGTGCGTTCGGGGAAATATGCCTGCTGTAAGGAACAGTTTCAGCTTTGTGATTTTATCGAGAATGTTTTCCGCACTGAAAAACTCTTTATCAATCAGAATCAGCTTGAAAAATATCTTTCGTATCAGAAATATTTTCCGTTTGAATTGTTTGAATGGGAAAAATTCTGCTTTGCGCTCCATAACTCCGTATACCGTGAGAACGGGACTTTAAGATTTCCGATTCTGTTTATATATGTCGGTCGTGGAGCAGGCAAAAACGGCTATCTTTCGTTTGAGGACTTCTGCCTTCTGACACCGACAAACGGTGTAAGGAACTACGATATTGACATTTTTGCAACTGCCGAAAAACAGGCTAAAACTTCTTGGCAGGACGTTTATGACATTCTCGAAGCCAATAAAACAAAAATGAAAAGCCATTTCCACTGGACAAAGGAAGAAATAAAAAACCTCGATACAAATTCGGAGTTTCACTTCTGCACTTCCAATCCGAAAACCAAAGACGGAGGCAGACAGGGAAAAGTCGATTTTGACGAATATCATGCTTACGAAAATTATAAATTAATCACTGTCGCCACAACAGGTACAGGTAAAGTCAGATTTCCTCGCCGAACAATCGTCACGACTGACGGAGATGTTCGGGGCGGACCTCTTGACGATATGCTCGAAAAATCTCTGAATATCCTTTCGGGAGAAATTCTTGACAACGGAACGCTGCCGTTTGTCTGCCGCCTTGATGATGAAGATGAAGTTCACAATAAGAAGAACTGGACAAAACCGAATCCGTCACTTCCGTATCTGCCCGATTTACAGCAGGAAATGGATATTGAATACTCTGATTATCTGCAAAATCCCGTTGCAAATCAGGCTTTTATGATTAAACGAATGAACAGCCCTCCGAAACAGCCCGAAGGTGCTGTCGCTAAATGGGAGGAAATTAAGGCAACGAATGTCCCGATTGATGAAAACGCTATAAACGGGGTTTACTGCGTGGGCGGTATCGACTATATGAAAACTACCGACTTCCTCGGAGCAGGCTTGCTTTTCCGTGTAAATGGTTTTGATTATTGGATTTCTCACACTTGGATTTGTGCGAAATGTCCCGATTTGAAACGCATTAAGCCCGATTTGAGGTTATGGGAATCTCTCGGAATCTGTACTTTTGTTGATGCAGTTGAAATTCCTCCCGAACTGCCCTGCATATGGCTTGAAAATGAAGCCCGAAAACGAAATTCGCAGATTCTCAAAATCGGCATAGACTCTTACAGATACCAGCTTTTGAGAAAAGCCCTGCTGTCCATAAATTTTTCCGCTGACAAGGGCTATGACAATGTAAAATTAATCCGTCCGAGTGATGAGATGTTACGCATACCCACAATTACAAGCGGTTTTGCGAATCGTAAGTTCATCTGGGGCGATTCTCCGATGATGCGCTGGTGCTGCAACAACTCAAAAATTTCAACTTCATCACACGGCAACATGACTTATGATAAGATTGAACCGAAATCCCGTAAAACCGATACTTTTAAGGCTTTTGTAGCCGCTGAATGTGTATCCGATATTCTTGATGCGTACAGCGCACCGGTAAATAATATTTCAGACTTGGGGGTGTTCATTTATTAAAATTGTTGACTGGTTCAGAAATATTTTTGCAAAAAAATCAGGTACGATAAATATCGAAACTTACCGAAATACTGAAACTTCAATCGCCCTCGAAGCCTTTGCACTCATCACAACGATTGAATTAATCGCAGGACTTCTCGCAAAATGTGAGTTCAAAACTTTTAAGGATAACAAAGAAATCAGAGGGCTTGAATGGCATAACCTCAACTTCCGCCCGAATTTAAACCAAAATTCAACGCAGTTCTGGCAGGAAGTTTTTTGTAAACTCCTGTATCAGAAAGAAGTCCTGATTATCCCGATAAACGGTCAGAAAATTATCGCTGATGACTTCCAGAAAGATGAAAAAGCCGTGACCGAAACCGTTTTCACAAACGTTTCAAGGGGCGATTATGTTTTCCGTGATGTTTTCAGAATCTCACAGGTCTACTACTTGAAATACTCGAATTTTGAAACGGCTGCGATTATCGACAACATTTTCAATATGTATTCGGCTCTCATTGAATCTGCAAATGGAAAATATAAAAAGTCAGGCGGTGAAAAGGGTATCCTTGAAATTTCTGCACTCGCTCAGGGTGATGCAGATTTTAAAACGAAATTCAAAAACCTTATGAATGACTATTTCAAGTCGTATTTTGACAGTGCAAATGCCGTCCTTCCGCTGTTTGACGGATATAAATATACTCCGTCAACATCTGATGCGGCAAAAAAATACAGCAACGAAATAAGCGATATAAAGGTATTAATGGACGAGGCTCTTGCACGTTCCGCACAGGCTTTCAAAATTCCGCCTGCACTTATCAAGGGTGATGTTGCAGGGCTGAAAGATGCATATGACATCATGCTCACGAACTGCATTGACCCTCTGGCGGATATGATTTCCGAGGAACTGACAAGCAAACAGTTCACAGCAGACCAAATTTGCAAAGGCTTTCGGATTGTTGCAGATACTTCCTGCATAAAACACATTGATATTTTTGATATTTCGGCAAACGTGGACAAGCTGATTTCCTGCGGATTTGCGAATATTGATGAAGTCCGTGACAAGGCAGGTATGCCCGTTATCAATGAAAAATGGTCGCAGGAACACTATATCACAAAAAATTATGAAAGGATAGATAACTCTGAAAAGCATTAACATTTTTAAAGTCCGTGCGGATTCCGATAATGCCGAAACTCTTGATTTATATATTTATTCAACTGTTGAGGGTGACGGTGAAGATTTTTTCGGTAATGTGAAAAAATCACAGACCTCCGCACAGCATTTCCGTGAAGAACTCGAAAAGCACAAAAATGCAAAATTCATAAATTTATACATCAATTCCACGGGCGGCAGCGTGTTTGAAGGCTCTGCAATTTATTCGCAGTTAAAGCGTCATAACGCAAAAGTTACAGTCTATATTGACGGTTTTGCCTGTTCTATCGCCTCGGTAATTGCTATGGCAGGCGATAAAGTCATAATGTCCGAAAATGCCGTGATGATGATTCATAATGCGTGGGCTGTTGCCGCAGGAAACTCCGCACAGCTCCGCAAAATCGCTGATGATTTGGACGTTATCAACAAGGCTAATAAAGCCGCTTATCTCGTCAAATCGGACGGCAAAATCACTGATGAAGAACTGACGGAAATGCTCGACAACGAAACTTATCTTTCCGCTGAAGACTGCGTGAAATACGGCTTTTGTGATGAAATCAGTTCAAAAGTTGAAAATTCCGTTGAAAATCATGTTGAAATGCTTGCTTACAAAAACAGCATTGAAAAAATATACGCTATGGCTGAAAAGCCACAAAAACAGGACAAATCCGAAACGTTTAAAAAGATGTTTAACATCTGAATAATTTGACGATTTTAAATAGGAGGAATTAAAATGCCTACAATTACAAATCTTGATGAACTCAAAGCAAAGAAACTTCTTCTCATCAACGCTATGGCTGAAGCTTTCCAAAACGGCGATGAAAAGAGTATCGAAAAGGCTACAAGCGACTATCAGAACTTCATCAGCGATTCAATCATGGAGCAGATAAACGGCAATATTGAAAATGTTGACCGTGCTATCCTCGCAGGTCGTGGCAGACGACAGCTTACAAGCAAAGAGACAAAGTTCTATAACGAACTTATCGCTAATGCCCGTAATGAGGGAGTTATCACGAATATAACCTCTGCGCTCCCCGAAACTGTCATTGATGCAACTATGGACGATATGCGTAAAGACCACCCCCTGCTTGATTTTATTGATTTCACGAATACCAGTGCTGCTATCAAGTGGGTGCTGAATAATCAGGCATCACAGTCGGCTACATGGGACGAACTCAACACGGAAATCACGAATAAGCTTACAGGTGCAGTTGAGGTCATTGACCTGACTTTTTGCAAACTCACAAGCTATATGTATGTCACAAAGGATATGCTCGAACTCGGTCCGCAGTGGGTTGATGCATACTGCCGCACAACTCTCTCGGAAGCCCTCAGCATTGGTCTTGAAAACGGTCTTGTTGATGGTGACGGCGTGAAAAAACCTGTCGGAATGACACGAAACTTCACAGGAAGTTTCAACCCGTCAACAGGTTATGCCCGTAAAACTGCAACTGCTGTCACTTCTTTCACTCCTGCGAGCTATGGCGCACTTCTCGCAAATCTCGCAAAAGATAAAAATGACAATCCCCGTACCGTTAGCCGTGTTATTCTGGTTTGCAATCCTGCGGACTATTTTACAAAAATCGTTCCTGCAACAACACTTCTCACGACAGGCGGTCAGTACGTTTCAAATGTACTTCCTTTCCCGACTGATATTGTCCAGTCCGTTGCAGTTCCGTCTGGTCATGCAGTTATCGGTATCGCAAAAAATTACTTCATGGGCCTTGGAACGTCCAGAGGCGGAAAACTTGAATATTCGGACGAATACAAATTCCTCGAAGATTTGAGGACTTACATAATCAGACTTTACGGCAACGGCAGACCGAAGGATATCAATTCTTTCCTTTATCTTGACATTTCAAATCTCGCTCCGCTTGCTATCTCGTATAATTCAAATGTCAGCGGTTCGGTGACAACAACATCAGGCTGATAAAGTATGCTTGACGAACTGAAAAATTACCTTGACGTAACTTGGACAGATACCGCAACAGATACTAAAATAAGCGGTATTCTGTACCGTGCGGAAAATATGATAAGTAAATATGCAGGTACAGAAATCGACTTTGAAACGGATTTGTCCGCAAAACAGCTTTTGTTTGACCTTTGCAGATATATCTATTGTAACTCGCTGGAGGATTTCAAAGTCAATTTCAGGGGCGATTTAATCGCTCTCAGAGCGAGGTATAAAGCAGAAACAGAAAGCAGTGATGATTCTTGAATAAGTTAGATAAATCCACAAAAGACAAGTTTCTGACCTTTAACAGCGGTGTTGTCAGCTTTTACAGGCTTGTAAATGTCGCTCAGGCAGGCAATAAGCCCCTTTATGACCGTCAGCTTATCGCTTACATGAGATTTGATTATGAAACCCTCGGAATGAACCGCTTTTATACGGCTTTGCAGGCGGATATAAAACTTGATGAGCTTATCATCACACCCCTGAATCGTTCTGTCTCCACGCAGGATATTGCAGTAATCAATGATATTTCATACAGAATCGAACAGGTTCAGCACGTTTCCGACACGAAACCGCCTGCAAGCCGTTTCAGCTTATCAAGAATACAAGAAAACGGAGGGGGATATGACAGTACAGCAAGTCCGTGATATGCTCCTGACTGTTCACCCGAATGTATATCACGCAGAATCTTCAAAACAGTCTGAGTATATCGTCTGGAAAGAAGTTGGTATGAAATGCTTTCACGCTGATAATCAGGTCATTCAGAAAGGTGTTTACATAAAAATTGATTTCTTCACAAAGACAGAATTTTCAGAAATTCCCGATAATATCATAAATATTCTCAGTCTTAATGACGAAATCGCTGTCTGTGACGTAAATCTCGACTATGAACCCGATACGGAATATTTTCATACTGCGATTCTTTGCGAGGTGATTTAATGGGTATCGAAATAAATGGACTGGATAAGCTTTCGGACGATTTATATAATCTTGCAAAAAGTGTTGACGGTGAACTTGTACAGGATATGCTTGATGCAGGTGCGGAAGTGACCGTTGACGAATGGAAAAAAGCTATCACAGATGCAGGACATATCGAAACAAGCTCCATGCATGACAGCGTTGCCGCAAAAATCCCGAAAAAAAATCCTAATGCCCGTGAAATTTATCCGCAGGGTACGGATAAAAACGGTGTGAGAAATGCTCATAAAGCCTATATTTTAAATTACGGAACAAGTAAAACAGAAAAAATCGCAGGCGATGAGTTTATATCAAAAATCTATCAGGAACTTGACCAAAAGGTCTATGATGCAGAAATGAAAGTCTATGACGAAGAATTAAAGAAAAGAGGTCTTTAAACTATGGCAAAAATCGGTCTTAAATGCCCCGTTGCCGCTCCCATTACAGCGGAAAATTCGGGCGCAGCTCCTACATATGGCACAGGTTTTATAATCGGTCGTGCTGTTGCCGCAAACAAGAATATCACTTCAAACGATAATCCCCTTTACGGTGATGATGCTATTGCTGAAATGGATACTTCTTTCTCCAACGGTACTCTGGAACTCAATGTTACCGATTTCGGAACAGACAGCACCGACAGCCTTGAAATTCAGGCATCGTTGCTCGGTCATACTATCATCGAGGAAGGCGAAAGTCCAAATACTATAAAGGTTCTGCGTAAAAAATCAGGCGATATCGCTCCATATCTCGGTCTTGGATACTACAAGACCAAAAAATTAAACGGGGTGCTTATGTACGAAGCTACGCTCTTTTACAAGATACAGTTTCAGCTCCCGTCCGAAAATTCCAACACCAAAGGCGAAAGTATCGAGTGGCAGACACCTTCAATTACAGGTCGTATTATGGCACTTCCCGATTTTGACGGAAATTATGAAGAAACAGCTATTTTCAGCACCGAAGCCGCCTGCCGTACATGGCTTTTCGGAAAACTCAATTATACAGAAAATTCCAGTGCAGGAGGTTGATTTCCGTGAAAAAATATACTGTTGAAATCGGAGGAAATGAGTTTGAAATCTGCTACAATACAAAAGCAATGACCGAACTCGAAAAAATCTGCGATAACCTTTCAAATGTCGGTGAATGGCTTAACGATTCCGGAACTGACAGCGAGAAATTCAAAAAAATCTGCAACGTCATCACAATTTTGATTAATGGTGCAGTTTTCCGACATAATGCGGAAATTGCCATCGGTCTTGCGGAGGGCGAGAAAAAGCCGTCTATTGAATATGAGGACCTTATGTGCATTATCACTCCTGCGGAAGCACTTAAAGTAGCCGAAAACGTTTTTAAGTGCATCAATGAAAGTATAAGCTTTAAAGCCCCTGACGGTGAAGAAACTGACCCTGACTTACTCGAAACTGAAAGCGAAAAAAAAGACTGAAAGAACGGAATCTTTTGTCTGAAATAAAATCCTGCGGTTTCGCCGTCGGCATGAATTACAAGGAAATCCTCCTGCATACCTACGGCGAAATTATGGATATGTGGGTTTTGCAGAATTACAGAAAATCAAAAAAATAATTGCATCTATATTTTAGGACGGTGAAAAAATGTCGGAACGAGTATTAAAAACACGTTTATCCCTTGACGGTGAAAAGCAGTTTAAACAAGGTTTAAGGGCTGTAAACAGCGAATTGTCCGTCCTGAAATCAGAATACAAGACCCTTATGACAGCCTTTGATGCAGGTGATAAAAGCATTGAAACTATCACAAAACTGCATGAAAATCTCGCTGCTCAGGTTGCCGCAAGTCAGAGTAAAGCTGACGGGCTGAAAGATGCTGTCGAAAAATCCAATGAAACCTTTGAAGCCGCAAAACAAAAACTTGCTGAGGCTCAGAGGAAATACGAGGAAACAGCCGCTGCACAAGGTAAAAATTCTGATGCTGCAAAAGAAGCCGAAAAGGAAATGCGAAAGGCTGAAAATGCCGTAAAATCCGCAGGAAATCAGTATGACGATTACAGGAAATATCTCGCTGCCGCAACCGCTGAAATTGCAACAGGAAATGCCGCACTGAAAAAACTTGAGGAAACTCAAAAACAAGCTGAAAAAGCTGCCGAAGATGCGGCTAAAGAGATTGAAGAAGAAGCCAATACTATAAAACTCGTTGAAGAACCTCTCGATGAAGTAAGAGAACATTTCAGGCAGAACACAGAAGAAAATATTTCTAATTGGAAAAAATTTACAAACGCTCTTAAAGCAGACAGAAGTTTTTCAGAAATTGACAAAGACGGAAAATTAAAAGAAATTAGTGAAAAATTCAAGTCTCTTGGTGAACAAATTGGAAATCTGACGAAAAAAGCCGCAGAATTAAGCTTTAAAGCCGCTGAAACATCTGCAAAGGCTTTTGTTGAAGTCACTGAAACAGGCTTTAAAGCGGGTCTGAAAGCCGTTGAAACGTATGCGGCAACATTCGCAAAAGCCGCTGAAACTGTCGGAAAATTCGCCTTTTCGGTAGGCTCTGACTTTGAGGCTCAGATGTCTACGGTTGCATCAATTTCAGGCGCAACAGGTGAGGAACTCGACAGACTGTCCGCAAAAGCCTCGGAAATGGGCGCAACTACTTCATTTTCTGCGACAGAATCCGCTAAAGCCCTTGAATATATGGCTATGGCGGGTTGGAAAACCCAGGACATGGAAAACGGCTTGCAGGGAATTGTATATCTCGCTCAGGCAAGCGGTGAGGAACTTGCAACAGTTTCGGATATT